GAAAGAACTAGCTAATAAAGATGAGTATATAATACAAGGCGGAATAGTTTATTGGTTAAATGATTTTGATGATGATGAATAAATTATGATTGAAGCATACATAATAATTGAAGTAATTTTATTAACTTATTATTTAATAACAAACTAAGAGGTAAATATGAAAGTATGGAACATTAGAGTAACTGACAGAAACGGATTTGATAGCTATTCTTTTTTTCAAGAAGATCAACCTACCAACCAACAATTAGAGGCCATTAAAAAGATATATCAAAATTCAGGTAGATATTTTCCTGAAGATATAGAAGATATTGAGGTTGAAATAAAAAGTAACTTTGACAATCAAAATATACCAACCTACGACCAATTAATAGATCATTTAAAAGATAAATATAGAATAATAAAATGATAATTAGAGGTCGTCCAATACATAGAAAGAAAGTAAGGATAGCTTTTATATTAATAATATTACTTGCAACCTTGTTAATTATTTTATAATGCTGTCAATAGATGGAAAGGATAAAAGGTTATTTAGAATACAAGCTAGATTTAGAGCTATGTGGGGTAAATACTTTTGAAAGAGATGATAAAATTAGAGAAAGATACGAACAATATCTCAAAGATAAACAGCAAGATATTAAAACTAATTCCAAAGACAATACTAACAAGAAATGAAGCTAAAATAATATCCAAAACACTTTGGAATATAAAGAAAGGAAGGAAACAATGAAGAATGAAAAATGGATAGGTTTTAAAAAACCTAGATTTATTGGGATAGATTACGATTGTAAAGGAAATCCCTTAATTGATTGGCAAGAACAATTAAAATTAAAAATTGATAGAGATACTGTTGGTTATGATTTTAAAGTTGTTGCTTACAGAAAAGTACAAACTTGTATGAAAGACTAAAATAAAGGAAGGAAATAATGCGACCATTTATAAGCTATGATGATGTTAATATAACACCAGTAAGCTATCAATCACAAAAATATGATAGTAAGAAACAAAAAACAACAGAGCTAAAACAACCTATTATTAAAAAAGGAAAGACAATAAATATAGGTGATGTTAATGATCTTTTTGAGTTGGTAAGACAATTAAATCATCATGTAGATGATATTGAATCATGGGAAGATTATATTGAAGTTAGCTTCAAGTTAAAAGCTACCTATTAGTTGAAGGAGGATAGGGGGTTGTAGAAAGAAAGGTGTAAGAAACCCCCATATCCTGAATACCTAGATATTGTATGTTAACTTATTTAACATACTTCATCTTGAGTTTCTTTGCAATATTAATTTCATACCTATTATCCTTTTCAACTTCAGCCCAGTACTCACCCACTATCTTATCTATAACTTTTTCAGGTGTATTCTTGTTTTTAAGAAAGCTAATAAGGTTAGTCAAGGGGGGGTTTTTAGCCTGATTATTTCTATTTCGTTCTATAGCTCTTTGATAGTTGAAATTAGAAGACTTTCTAATTTTACTTAATTCATACTGTATAGTTTTTATTGGTACATATTTAGTCATATTACTAACTAGTTATATATTTATATTATATCTTTATTAAGGTACATTTATTACACCACCGATTTGCATTCATTACACCACCGACAGACCCCCTGTTAATAAGATGTTAACTATTTATAACCTTTATCCCCTTCTTATTCACAAAGTTATCCCTCAACTTTTGGTTGTATCTATTCTTCTGTTTCTGTGCCATAACCTTACGCAATCTTAGGTTGTCTTGCAATATAGATTGAAAATTAGTATCGCCTCTAAAATAATATTTGTTACTTTTATTCTGGCCTCTATTTACCCATGTAATATAGCCAAATAATTGTAGTCTGTCCAAAGCTCTCAGAACTGTCCTATTGTCCTTTATTTTAAGTTTTCGTTTTAGATAGGCATAGGAAGGTGTACAGCCTTTAGGTGCGTTCTCAAGCCTTCTCAGAAGCATATAGAGGCATTTCTCAGTAGATGTTAGCACCTCATTATCTAATAATGAATGCTCTACTTTTAAGAATGGTTCTAAACTAGGTTTCATTTATAAATTCTGTAATAGGTTTAAGGCTTTCAATAGGTACAGACCAAACATGAGGCCTGTCTTGATTGAAGTCTGTCCACTTGCCATATTTCCGACAATCTTTTGCCAGTATGTAGCCATAAAAATAAAAGGTTGGGCAATCATCACCAACATAGAAGTAATAATCTTCAGGTTTATGTCCTTGTCTTATAATAAGTGATTTATTAGGCTTTGAATATAGCTGTGATCTGACTTGTACTGGTTTATTATCTATGATTAAATCCTTACCATGAAAATTGTTAACTGAATGAGTAAAATACGATTTCATTTTTTTGGCCAAAGCCATTTCGCACATTGTACCTGAAACTGTCTGACCCCACTTTTGATAACGATCAAACTTAGCACCATGACCCCACTTAATATTTTGTCTAAGGCTTTCAACTTCCCTGACAATCCCAGTTGAAGCACTTGATAATATTTCTTCCCAATTTAAATTCACCTTTTCTACAGTCATTTATATTAGATATATTATTTGAAAAATAAATCAAATAAAACTATTGACTTAATTGTAAATAATTTGTAAATACTTTAATCAGATGGAAGAAAGATTTACAGATTTAGCTTGGACTGAAGGTGATTTTAATAAAGCAACAACCTCACCTAGTCAAACAGCACTTTCTAATTGGATGTGGTATAACAAATATCAACTATTTCCATACTTAAAATTTAAACAAGAAAAACCATCTATCAGTTTTAAAGCTGGTACATTTGTCCATGATTGGTTTCAAACTATATTAGTAGGTCAGGCAAAGATTGATGATGTGGAATTTGCTTTTAAAACTCACATAGAACAGTTTGAGTTTGAGGAGAAGCATAAGATGAAAGCACAATTTATTTTAAAAAAAATTAAAGGTTATGTTGAAAGACATTTAGAAGCTATCAATGAAGTGTCTGATAATTTTTCAGGATGGTCTTCAGAAAAACCTTTCTCTGATTGGTATGATAATAAATACATGGGTCAAACATTAAATCTTGCCAATGAAGGTTACATTGATTGCGTTAATGATAATGAAAAAAAGATAACTGAACATAAAAATAAGTTTGGTAGTGTTAAAAAATATCCATTAAAAAAACCTAAGAAAGATGATAAACCTAATGAAAATAGAATTGGGGATTGGGTGTATTCTAAATCTCAAGCAATAAAATATCCTCAATTTACCCATTGTATTCAAACAGCAATCTATTCAAAACATTTTGATTATAAATATAAACCTTATTTAATTTATGTAGGTGATAGTGATTATACTATCTTTACCCCTGATAATTGTTGGGAACTTACCCCTAAAGGTCTTCAGTATTTCTTTAAAAAATTTATACAAATTAATATTCAAAGACAGGAAATGTTGAGGATGGCAAATGGAGATATGAGAAAACTTGCTATGATTATTGGTGTGGATTGGTCAGAAATTAGAAACTACAAATCTAATTTTTTATTAGAGAACTACCATGAGGAAGATATGCAAAGGCTAGAAGACTTTTATGAAAAACTATAAGGAGGAAAATGTCAGATAAAATAATGATGGAACTTGCTAAGATGCAAACAAACATAAGAAATCTTGAAAGAGATAACAAAGCATACTCAAAAAAATTATTAGAAAGAGATGAAATAATTAGAGGTATTGATGAAAAATATAAAGATAAGATACAAAAATTAAAAGATGAAATAGCATTTAAAGATAGGATGCTTGAAACATTAAGGCCAATACCAAAAATAAAGAAAGGAAAGAATGTCAAATAATATATATAAAAAACTAAAGTTAGCTTCCGCTGACGCTAGGATGGTTAAGAAAACTGAGAAGAAAGGAGGCATGAATTTTAACCCATTAGAACATGATGCGGTTCAAGCTGTTGCTATGGAGGCATTAATTAAAAATGATTTATATCCATACTGCACATACAAAGATTTTAATATGGAAGATGATTTTGTCAGAACTACTTGTAAGATGACTATTGTAGATTTGGATGACCCTTCTTCTTTTATTGAAATTGAAACTCATGCTCTTGCTAAAAAAGATAAATATGGATCAGGTAATTGTATGTCTTATGCAAGAAAGTATGCTTTTTTAAATGCTTTAAATTTAAGAACTGGAATGAAAGATGATGAGGAAGAAGCAAAGGATATGGAAGATGGATATAATGCTAAACCATTTACCACTCAATTATCTAAGACAGTTACTAAAGAAACAAACAAAGAAGTTAAGATAGATGATATTTATATTGCAACTCAATTAGATGTTATCCAACAAAACAAAGATAATAAAAATTCTACAGTCTTGAAAAGTGAATTAGAAAATCTCAAGACTAGAATAAGTAAGGCTGGAATTTGGGATGCGTTTTTCAAGTCTAATAACTTTAAAACATTTAACGCATTAAGAATCAAA